CGCGCGAACGGGGAGGCTTGGCCACCGGCCCCCGGCAGTTCCGCGTGACCAAAGACCTGCTGTCGGACAGCTCGCAGGCGCGGCTGGGCCCGACCGACCTGGTCAGTATGATCGACACTGACTACTACCTCTCCAAGGCGGAGCTGAGCTGGTATGCGGGGCATGACATGGCCATGTACTCGCTAAGGCCAGACGGAATCAGCGGAGCGACGAAGGAGAGTGTCTGGAGTTTCATGAGCGCAGATGAGGTCACCGAGGTGGTGTCCGGAGGCGCTGAGTACAGCCACAAGGTGTGGGACTGGGGCATGGACCTGGCGGTGCTGGGCAGGCAGTGGAAGACCTACGTCTATGACGTGGTTAACTTCCAGGTCGGCCCGGCTAGGGTCGTGACGGTGCTGGTTTTGGCCCGCACCGTGCACATTCCGCTGTGGTTGTTCCGGTGGTTGTACCCCGACGCGGTGAAGTACGAACCGCGGCGCATGACGGTAGAGCAGCATGGGAGGTACCTGGTGGGCAGCTTCGGCGGCCCGTCGGGGAGTGGTGTGTCCATCAATCCAGCTGGGAGCATGGGCGTCAGCGCCGTGCACATCAGCCAGGACACGTTCTTCGCCCTCAGTGTGGCAGCCAAGATCCCAAACACCGACCGAAAGGTCGCGCTGAGGGAGCTGCTGCCATCAGGGGCGGAGCGCATTTGCCACGCTGCCGGGGAGAAGGTCAACACCGCAGGTTGCCACCTGCTCGCAGACTACTTCTCCACCGGCTTCCGGCCGGCTCAACTCGTGAACTACCAGAGCGTGGGGCATTACAAGCTGGAGGATGGGAAGCCCGGGGCCGTTTTGGCGGCCGTACCCCTCGTGGGCCCGGGCGTTGCCCCAACTGCCAGCGCGAACAACGAAGCCCGCGCCATCAAGGCGCGGGTAACGGACGTCGCCAACAACAAGCCCTTCAGTGACGAGCTCATCAGCTACGGCAAGGAGTTTTCCGAGCTGGTGATTACCAGGACCCACAAGGGGGTGCCCTGGTCGATCGAAGAGCTGCGAACGGAGCAGCCGCGGCCGACCCAGAGGGCAAGGAGGATCAAGGAGGAGGCGTTCACGGCAGACAACCGGAGCAGCCTGACCACCACGTCATTCCAGAAACGGGAGACATACCCGAAAGTGGGAGACCCGCGCCTGATCAACCAGGTGCCCACGGACCACACCAACAGGCTATGTGCCTTCGCCGGCGCGTTTAAAACCGCGCTGGCCGGCAGGAGCAACGGTCATTGGTTCATGGTAGGGAAGACCCCACTGGGCATTGCCCACGCGCTGCGCAATTTGCGCAGGCACGCCACCGGCCGCCTGGTTGGGGGTGACTACAGCCGCATGGACGGCCGCACATCGGTAGCATACCGGCGGCACATTCTGCAGGAGTGCATGCTGCGCTTCTTCCACCCCCGATTCCACGGGGAACTCAAGGCCTTGCTGGCCAGGGAGGAGACGGCGCGCACGGTCACCCGCGGCCACGGCGTCAGGGCTAGCATGGGCGGCGCCAACCTCTCGGGGTCTGGCGTCACAACCGTGCTCAACACCCTGGACTCGGCTTTCAACGAGTTCGCGGCCCGGCGCCGCAAGGGGGCATCCGCACAGGAGGCCTTCAAGCGCCTGGGCTGCTACTTCGGAGACGACTCAGCCGTGAGCCCCGACGTGTTCGACGCGACTGTCGCCGTCGCCACCGAGTGTGGCATGAAGCTGGAGAAAGAGGAGATCCCCGAGACGGCAGGGGACAACTACGTGGTGTTCCTCTCACGTGTGTACCCAGACATCGTGACGAGCCTGTCCTCCCACCCGTTCATGGTGCGCGCACTCCGGAAGGCGTGCACCGTGCAGGCGCCACCCGATGCCAGCTACAAGGAGCTGTGCATCAAACTGC